GGCCTGCCTGGCCTGCCTGGCCTGCCATGCCTGGCCGTGCCGTGCCGGGCCAGGCCCAGCCGAGCCTTGCCTCGCCACGCCTGCCGTAACATGCGATTGCGCGCCTGACCTCGTCTGGCCTTGCCCAGCCTGCGATGTGGCGTTGACAATCAATCTTCGATGCGGAAGGTGCCCCAGCCCATGCCGGCGGAGTTCTTGGAAAACGGGCGACCCTCGCCAACCCCGACTTGTGCGCCGACCCGGTTGATGAGGTTGATCGCGTCGTTCGCGGAAAACTGGTCAGCGTCGTAGCTGATTCGGATTTCCGCGGACCATGGCCAAAACTTAGCCCGAACGCGCAGGTCACAAACGCCGGTGGCATTGCGAACGTGCATCTTGGACGGTTCTGGCTTGCCCTTGATCTTGATGAGCGGGACGGCATCGACCTTGTCGAACCCGTCAGCCTCGACAAAAACGCTCATCTTGGCCTGAGTCATCTTGAACCCTACAAGGCGGCAAGCGTCGATCATGCCAGCGAGGAATGCCCCGGCTGGAATGCCGTGCCACCCTTCGTCGGAAACGTGGAGAGCCTGCCGGAAATCCTCGTCGAAATCCCGAGCCTCCCGTGCTTTTTTCTTTGTCGCCTGCGATCCCGCCATCATCTTTTCAGACATGGCATTAATCGCCTTCTCCGAAAACCGGAGCTGGACGTATGGAGCCGTGCCGACGATGCGGACCTTGAGTGTTTCGATTTTCGGGGCGCTGATATGCACCGCGACTGTCTCTTCTTGTTTTTTCTTGGTAGCCATCTGGTTTGTTTTGTTCACGAAAAAGCCCACGGGCTGACCCTCAGTCGTGATGGGGCCAGAACCCCCTGAGAGCCAGCCCGAAGGCTGTTGCTGATCTGGTTTGTTGCGCCTCACGAAAGCGTGCCGCGACCAATTCCAGAAACCTGCGACCCGCGCAAGCTTTTTTCGTCACCCTGTCAAACTTTGACACCCGACCCCTTGTAATGGCCGGGAGCGCATTGCAGGCAGCACAAGACCTTTACGACTACGCGCGCGGGGACGCTCTTCGGATTGCGGAGATCGAAACCGCGCTTTCGTCGGCAGTTTCGTCGGGTCTTTTGACAAAGGGAGGAACCGACAACGTGACGAGCGCGAGCAAGAACAACGTCTCAATGCAAAAGACCGTCGGACTACCGGAACAACACCGGATCACGGCAATGCGGATGGCGCTGACCGGGCTTTCGGCAAACACGCGACCGAGCAATCGAACCTTCCCGCGATACTAACTTATGGCCATCCTCGACCAATACGGCAGTCCGTTTGCGAACCAATACGGCCACGTCGTCGCACGCGGCGCGGCTCGCCACACCGGAATGCGACCATGGGAACCGGTCAAGCTCCAGGACATCGGCAAGCTTGTCCCGTCAATCGACCGTCAAACGCTGGTTTCCGCGTCTCGTCGCCTTTATTTGAATCAGCCGATCCTTTCCGGCGCGGTCGAACAAAAGTCGATGTATTCCATCGGCAAAGCGTGGGCACCTAAGTTTACAGGCGAAGACAAAGCTTTTGGAGACGCCGCGACCGCGTGGTTGACGGAGATTTTCTACCCTCTCTGCGATCTTCGCGGGCCGGTTTTTGATTTCAAGACGGAGCTTTATTTGCTCTCCGATGCCATCGACCGCGACGGCGAAGCGTTCATCGTTCTGACCGAAACCAAGGAAGGATTCCCCCGAATCCAGCACATTCCCTGCCATCGCGTCGGATCGCCAAACAAGATCCAAGACGGGACAATTAAGGAAGGTCTATACCGGAATGCGCGACTGACAGACGGAATCGTTTACAACCGCGTCGGGACTCCAATTGCCTTTGCCTATCTCGACGAGGATTTAAACCTCATTCAATGGGTTTCCTTCCGTGATGCCATCCACGTTTACGACCCGTCATGGCAAGAGCAAGGGCGCGGACTTCCGGCGTTTACTCCATCGCTCAACATGCTTCGGGACGCGATGCAATCGCACGACCTCGAAACGATGGCGCAGGCGATGCTTTCGGGTCGCGTATTCATCGAGTGGAACGAAACCGGCGCGCCCGACACCGGAGATCCGGCATTCGCGCTGACCGGAGCAGTTAGCAGCGGAGGGCAAAACCCAGGCGTCCAAGTTGAGAACATCAACGGCCCGATGAACACTTACTACCGCGCCAACAGCGGGAGCAAGCTAGAGACTTTCCACAATCCACGCCCAGGCGAGGCATGGGAAAACTTCCAAGACCGGATCATCCGTGGCGCATTGGCCGGCGTGAACTGGCCCTACGCAATGGTATGGAAAGCCAGCGGACAAGGCACGGCGGAGCGCCACGAGATCGCGAAAGCTCAACGCGCAATCGAGGACCGGCAATCGCTCCTCATGCGTCCCGCTCTCGCGATTGTTTCATGGGCGGTTGCCAAAGCTCAAAAGCTCGGAGTCCTGCCGCAGTCGCCGGAATGGTATAAGTGGAGCTTCACGATGCCACGCAAGCTGACCATCGACGATGGCCGGATGTCGAAAGAGCAGATCGAGGGATGGCGGGCCGGATACGTCAACCATGAAGACATCCTCGGAGACTACGGCAAGACACTTGAGGAGCATTACGACGCCCGCGCCCGCGAAATCTACCTGCGCAAGAAGGCGGCGGAAAAATGGAGCATCGACGGCGTCGAAATCGAGGACCGCGAGATGTCCATGCTTACACCTAACGAACAAAGCGCGGATCAAATGGAAGCATCCGGCAAAAAACCAACCACTGAAGACGATGGAAATTCTGACGATTGAAAACAAGGCGGGCAAGGTCCGCTTGAACGAGTCCGTGAATCCCGACTCAATGACCCGGTTAATCGACGAGATCGGACTGGTATTTGGCGCGAAGGCAGCGGCAAACGGCGCGGATTTCGGCGAGATCACCAACTGCATCGAAAATGCCGCCGATACGCTTGATCTGGAGATTCACAGTCCCGGCGGAAGCGTGCTGGATGGATATAAGCTCTACCATGCTCTTCTTGAGCTTCGCGGGCGCGGGGTTTTCGTCACCGCTACGATCAACAGCCTGGCCGCAAGCATGGCATCCGTCATCGCGATGGGCGCGGACAAGATCCGCATGGTTAGGGGCGGGCGCATGATGATCCACGAAGCCAGCAACGTCGTCGCCGGTAACGCCGAAGACATGGCTCGGGCTGCAAAGCTACTCGACGAGATCAGCGGCGAGATTGCCGACATCTACGCAAGCAAGACCGGCGGAGACTCTGAAGAAATCCGCGACATGATGAAGAAGGAGACTTGGATGGGAGCCGATGAGGCGAAGTCCAAGAACTTCATCGACAAAATCATCGACGGCAAATTTGACACGGCAAAGAAGGGCAAGAGCATGAATATTCTCGACCGTCTCACTTCTCCTGCTAGCGCCGAGGCATTGGCGGAAATCGACACCTTGAAAGCCGAGGTTTCCAACCGCGAAAGCGAAGTTGCCGAACTCTCCAACAAGGTCAGCGTTGCCGAGGCCGCTTTGCAAGAAGCCGCCACCGCCACTGCCGAACTTCGCAACAACCTGGCAACCGTAAACGCCCGCGTCACCGAGCTTGAGGCTATCGCCGCCCGCGTTCCTGATCTGGAAGCCGCTGCGCAAATCACTGCTGAAAAGATCGGCAACGAAGCTGCGCAACTTACCGCTTCGATTGGTCTTCCTGACCCGCTTACGGACACTGGAAATTCCAGCACTGCCGAAACGAGCAAGACCCCGAATCTCGACATCTTCAATTCCCTTTCGGGTGCCGAACGGTCCGCCTTTTACGCGGCCAATCAAAAGGTGATCCGAAAGGAAATGACTCTCTAACAAATCAAAAACTGACCTAATCTCATGGCTACTCTCTCATTCAACGACACCATCTTCGCGCAGGAAGCACTCAAGGCTTTCACCGCCAAGCTTGCCCCGCTCCGCGCTTTCTCCCGCAACCTCAACAGCGAAACCGGAAAAGTCGGCGACACCATCATCGTGCCGTTCATCTCGGCTGCGACTGCCACCACGTTCAACGCCAGCACCGCCAATTACCAGACGGCAGGCGGCGCCGTGACGCACAACACCCTTTCGCTTAACCAGCACAACATCGTCAACTTCGACATCTCGGATTTGCAGACCGCCAACAGCTCTGCCGCCCGCTTTGACGAACTTGCCGCTCAGGCTGGCCGCGCTCTCGGTGACAAGGTGCTTCAGAACATCTGGAAACTGATCACCACCACCAACTTCGGAGCCGCGACGATCACCACGCTTGAGGCGAACTACACGCTCGCCTCGCTCATCTCCATGCGCACGGCCCTTGCCGGTCGCAACGTGGATGTTGACCCCGGCGTTTGCTCGTTCATCTACAACACCGTAGTCGGCGGAACCCTGTTGGGAACCGCGAACGTCCTGAACGCCTACCAGATTGGCGACTCCCAGGCCGCTCGCCAAGGAACCCTTGGCCGCCTGATCGGTTTCGACACCTACGAAACCAACATCCTGCCGACCGCCGCTACTTCGTTGGTTGCCTTCGCCGCTCACTCCGACGCAATCAGCGTTGCGATGCGCTATCTCGCCCCCCTTGCCGCTGGTGAATACCTGGCTACCGAGATGGCCGTCGATCCTTCCGGCATCGTGATGGGTTATCGCCGGTCATACGATCAGGCCACCGGGATTATGTATGGCGCGTTCGAATGCCTCTACGGAACCGCAACCGGCTTGACCTTGGGTCTTGTCCACGGGACCAAGCCGTAAGTTTTCTTGGGTTGCTAGTGTTGTCATCGTGAACCCCGGCTGCTAACGCGGTCGGGGTTTTCGCTTGAAAAATGGAGGCGCATCGGCAAGTCTTGCGCCGAACATGAGAAACAAGATTAGCCTTTGCGTTATCGCGGGCAACGTGGAGCAGCATATCGGGCGCTTTCTTAACCATTTCCAAGGAGTCGCGGATCAGATCGTAGTGGTCCGCGCAATCGGGAATCAGCATCCGGATGGAACGCTTGAAATTGCAAAGTCTCGCGGGTGTAAAACGAGAGAATATTTTAATGGCGCTACCTGCGGTGATGGACGAGTAAAGCTTTGCCGGAAGAAAAGGACTGAAGAATGGCCCCACGTTGACGACTTTGCCGCCGCCCGAAATACGGCTTGCGACATGGCAACCGGCGACTGGCTCATGTGGGCGGATACGGACGACATCATCACGCCGGAATCCGTAGCGCAAATCCGCCAACTTGTTGACGACTTGGAAGGAAGCGACATCGACGGCGTGTTGATGCGCTATGTCATCCCTGAAGACGGCGTGATTAACTGGCGGGAAAGACTTTGGAGAAAAGGGAAAGCGCGATGGACGCACCCAATTCACGAGTGCCTGGAGTTCGATCCCGAATCCAAGCAAATCAAATTCGACGGCGCGGAGATTGTCCACGCAAGCGACAAGCGAAGCGCGAGCCGTGACGAACGGAACCTGCGAATCCTCGAAAGCATCCACGAGGACAAGCGGACTATCTCGCAACGGTTCCACGTTTTCCAATCGCTGATCGCGCTCGACCGCAACGACGAAGCCATCCCGAAGGCGATTGAGTTTATCGGACTTGAAGGCGTCGGCAAGAACGAGCGATACGAAGCGTTTTTCCAGCTTGCGAGACTTGCGGACAATTCCGAAATGAAGAAGTCGATGCTTCTTCAGGCTCTCGCGGTTGATCCAACCAGGCGCGAGGCATACGGCGAACTGGCGCTCGCAAACATCCCTGACGCCCCGGAATCCTCGCTTGGATGGACTGACGCAATGATGGCGCTCAGTGTCCCGCAGGATGCGCCTTGGAACCTTCGCCGCTCCTACTACGGCCAACTTGGCATCGGACTCCGTGGGATGGCGCTGCGGGCCAATGACAGGCGGGAGGAAGCGGACGCGTTGGAGACAAACCATTTCGTGAAAAACGGCGCGAAGATCAGCTTGATTCACGCGACGCGAGGCCGCCCCGCAATGGCGTGGAGAACGCGGATGGAGTGGTTGAGATCGGCGGCGAATCCAGACGCAATCGAGCATATCTTCGCAATCGACGCGACCGACCCGTCATCGTTCTTGCTCGCAAATACCCGGAGCGTGATCGTTCGCGGAAACGGCGGGCCGGTCGATGCGTGGAACGTCGCGGCGTCTAAATCCAGCGGTCAAATTCTCGTCCAGCTCTCGGACGATTGGTTGCCGTTCCAAGGATGGGATGCCGCGATCATTGACTCGATTGGCGACACCTCTAAACCCGCCGTGCTGGCAGTCTCAGACGGACACCGGAAGGACGACTTGCTTTGCATGGCGATCCTAACGCGGGCGCGACTCAACCAGCAAAAGCATTTGTTCCACCCCGAGTTCTTCTCCATGTTTTCGGACAACTGGTTCAGCCACCAAGCCTTCGCGGATGGCGTTGTGATAGACGCCCGCGACCGCATCACGTTTGAACATATCCACCCGGCATTCGGCAAGGCGGAAATGGACGACACCTACGCACGCAGCAACGCTCCGTTTTATTACCGATCCGGCGAAGGCGTCATGCGCAGGCTCAACGAAGGCATCAAAGTATCAACTGACGTCGACGGTTGGTGCGACTACCGGGACTTTTACTCTTACGTCGCGCAAACGATTCCAGAAAGCGCGCAGATTGTCGAAATCGGAAGCTGGCAAGGTCAATCCATCGTCCACCTCTGCCAGCGGTTGCAAGACCTCGGCAAAGCGGCAACCGTGAATTGCGTTGATACATGGAAGGGCGAGCAGAATCAGCCTAGCCATTTGCAGGTCGTCGATAAACACGGCGGAAGCATCCTCGGCAAGTTCACCGAAAACATCGAAGCCGCAAAAGTGGCTGGCATGATCAAGGTGACGGTTGGCGACAGCGCGGAATCCGCATCGCAGTTTGAAGACGGCAGCATGGATTTCATCTTCATCGACGCGGCCCATGATTACGATTCCGTTGTTAAGGATCTCGCCGCA